ATCTCAGCCTTGTTTTCAAGCCTGACTACAAGACCATGAAGGCGATCGAAGAAAAAATGGCGGCGGCTGGTGCGGCTGACAGCTTGGCCAAGGCCACTGGCGGTGCTGTGGTCGAGATCAGCGAGGTTGATCTGTTCTAGGGTTTCATCAGCAGTAGCTCAAGGCGGGCGATCTCATTAGTCGCCTGCTGGAGCAATGCTTGTTGAAGATTCCAAGAGCGGTAAAGCGTTGCCGCAAGTGGTCCGACGTTTTGGGTGATCTCAAGACGCCGGGCCATTACCTCGATTTTTAGTTGATCCTCAGTTGCAATCTTTGGGATCATCCACTGGCCAAAATCTTCCACTTTTTAGGAGCAGATGCTCCCATGATGCCTGATGAATTGCCCGAATTGCCGTAGCAAGAACCACCGGACACCAGTGACCAACGGGCACCTGCCTGATGAGGTGGTGCGCAAACGGGTCTGCGGGTCTTGTGGCCATTCGTGGTTTACGGTCGAAGCCCGTGTGCCGGAGTATGCCATTGGCTGGTCTGACCGCCACCAGCACAAGCCGGTGCTGCGGACTCCGATCACGCTGGAGCCAAGCTTTGTCGAGGCTGCTGACGTGATGGAGAATCTGGCAAAGGCCAATGCTGCGATCCAAAGGAAGGCTGCGCTCAAATACGGCGAAGATTTATGACACGCCATTGACCCACGCCGCCTGCGGTGTATAGTACCGGGACAGGAGCAAGCCTCCTGCATCCAATCCAATCCAATCCAATGATCAACAATCCTTTTGTCAACCGCCTTGCCGTCATCGTCCTGATGTTTGCGGTCTATGCAGCAGGCGTCAGCGGTGGCCGTGAACAGACCGTGCATACCGCTCAAGGCGAACCCGTTTGCCAGCAGGTGCTCAAGCCATGACCCTGCGCAATTATTATTTCCGCATTCGTGACGCCAACGTTTACGAGTGCATCAAGGCCACCAGTTGGCTAGAAGCCAAAGCCATTGCCACCGAGGAATGGCTGCCCTACTGGAACCAGATTGAATGGCTCACACCTACTGACCACCATCAAGTAAAACTTCCCAATGTCTAACATCCAAGGTGCGCTGCTCCTGTGGCGCGAAGATGATCACGCTCGCTACGGCGATGGCATCAGCCGTCCCGTACCCAAGGCACGCACCAAGCTCTACACCTTGATCGTCTACAAGTCCGGCTCCATGCCAATGACCATGACGATGCGTGCCGAGAGCAAAGCGGCAGCGATTACCTACGCCCAGAACCGCTGGCCCAGCGCAACAGTGGAAGCGATGTAATGACCAAGATCTCCCCGGAGGCTGTCCGAGACATTCTCCTTTCGCCAGATAGTCCCAAAGCAACAGCTCGACGGCACGGCATTTCGCGTCAGACTGTGGAGCAGATATGGTTTGGCGTAGGTCACAAAAAGCTATTTCCTGAGATTCCTCGGCGAAATTCCTTTGCCCAGCATTCCTGTGAATCCTGTGCTCTATGGCTAAAGGGCAAATGCTCCCTAAATTTTCCAGAGCCAGCGCAGAACCTTTTCTTTGCTGGAGAATGCAACATCTTTACCAAAGCATCCAATGATTGACCCACTCAAGCGTCTGCAAGCACTGGTTGGCGACTCCGGCCTGTTCAAGGCTGGCCGCGAGCATGAGCGCGAACACGTCAAGGCTTTGATCCGCGTCCGCATGGATCAACTGCACCACAATTCGATAGCGTGGCAGGAGTGCCGCAACCTGTACAACATCATCAAATGAAGCAAGCCGACCTGGACAACCGCCGCCACCAGATGATGGAAGCGCTCTATGCACGCAGCGGTCGCACCTGCAACACCTATACGGGGTTGTGGGATGAATTCGCCCATGACCTTGCCGGTAACACGCGGGATGTGGAGTATGAGGAGCTTTTCAATGCTGTGTGCCTTGCCATGAGCGACACCCAGTCGGTGTTGGTCGAGAAGCACGCTCAGCAGGCTATCCAGGTTGTCCGCCGCTACATCCTGGGCAAATGGGCCTAGTACACTGCTGTAAGTCTTCACAAAATCAACATGAATGAACCGTTTTTCAAGTCTTATCTACTCGGGCGCAACTTTCTGCTTGAGGATATTAAAACGTTAAACAATGCAGAGCTGGACACTCTGAACATTGAGACTATGGCTGCGCTTGAGGAAGCGCGGTATCAGTATGCACGGGTTGAAGACAAGACCACCGCAGATGGCGGCACTGTGTTTGCTCGGATGAAGATTGCCGGTTATTTCCAAGCTGCTATCAAGTTGGAGCTGGAGACTAATGACTGATCTGGTCAATCATCCGCCGCATTACAACGACGGATCCATTGAGTGCATCGACGCAATCGAAGCGCAGTTGACGCCAGAAGAATACAGAGGCTACCTGAAAGGGAACATTGCCAAGTACGTCTGGCGTGAGCGCCATAAAGGCGGGCCAGAATCACTGAAGAAGGCACGCTTTTACCTCGATCGCCTTATCGCCAACCTAGAACCATGAGCGCACCTTTCCTCGGCTGGCTTGAAAATTGCGCCGTGCGGTTTTTGATTTCTAGCCCACGGGTTGGCTTTGTTGCGGTCAAGCACCACAGCTTTAACCACATGTACGTTGTGCAAGACGCAACAGATCCTCAGGTTGATGCCATCATGCAAGAGCTGACCGAGGAGCCAGAGCCGCTGTCGATGCAATTGGAACGGCTGTATCACGAGCCTGCATATGGAGAAAGTGAATGATCGTTCTCTACAGCGGCAGGGTAATTGTTGAACGCTTGAGGTTGTCTGACAACTGGCGGGCCAAAATTCGCCTGCCAGGCCGCGCTGAAACAATTATTGACCTCTGTACGCCAGACGTGCGAGAAGCTTACATCCGTGCGCAGTACCACTATTTGGCACTACGCAAAAACCAACCAATTGAAGAAATTGAATCCGAATTTTATGGAAAAGCTAAGTGCTGGTCTTGTATCCATTGGTTACCACGCGGCAACGAATGCAGTCTTGGGTTCCCCGAGGCACGGCAGAATGGGGGGCGCTTTGCCGCACGCTGCGGGTTGTACGACGATGGAAAGGAAGGTGCTGGAGCGAATGGACCGGGGCGATGGCCGCTGGATTGAACTGCTGGATCACGGGTTTGGTGACGAGCCGGTGTATCGGGCCTGTGGCCAAAACGGTGCGCTTTGCCGGTACACCAACGACCTATGGCAAGCTGAAATCTATGTGCAGTATTACTAGGTAATACGCTGCCAGGAATCGATGGCTTCTTCGCGGGTCAAGCTGTAGAACTCTTGGGCACGGAACCACTCGCGCCAGTCACGGTGCCCCTTGCTGCCATTACAGGTGATGCAGGCACCGCAGAGGTTTTCTGGTACGGTCAGGCCGCCCATAACTTTGGGGATGATGTGGTCAAGCGTGGCGCTACGGGGACCCAATTGCTCGTTGCAGTAGGCGCAACAGTAATCACTTCGTAATAACACGGCATCACGCCACCGCCGCTTCGCCTCCTTCCTCGGAATCAGCGTCGTTCCATCGATCTGATGATCCACTGTTGGCATCTGGTAGGGGGAACATTTCGATGTCAAGCGACAGCAGATCCTCTTCGTTCCCTATGAACTCAGAGATTCGTGCGTACACGTCCGCTGGCAACTCCTCCGGTTCGCTATCCGAGCGAATCACCACCTTGGCAGTGATCTCGAATAGGTATGGCTGCACGGAGCAGTTGCCGCTGCTACCAGCCTAGCTAGCGCGGGCAAACGTAAAGAAATGCAACAGTATTGCCGCACGCACTGTCTGCGGTGTATTCTGTTCCTACGGGAGGCAACTCCCGCAATCAAATCAAATCCAATGAACATCACACACGCTTCCACCAAGGCCGACATCATCGACGCATCCTGCGAGGTGATCGATACCCAAGCCGAGCAGATCAACGACCTCAAGGAACGCCAACTGATCCTCTGGACCATCGTTGGCATCCTCACCGTGCTGCTTGCATTCGGCGCCTAACCTCCACGGGGCACTTCGGTGCCCTTTTCATTACCATCCAATCCAATGACCTATTACCGCTGCGAATGCCTCGCTGAGGATCTGATCAACCGTTACATCGCACCTAAGACTGGCTGGGACAAGATCAAAGAAGAAGACTTCCAGCGCCTTGCTGACCTAATCTCAGATAAAGGCGCATGGGCAGGCTTTTGCATGGTCAAAGCAATCAGCAGCTGGATCGACTAACCATGAACTACGCACTTTTGATCGATGCCATCCAAGTGGGTCCATTCACGACCCATATCGCGGCTACGGTCTTTGCCGAGCAAAACGGCTTTGACAACTACACCATGGTTGAGCTGTACGACCCAGCAGAAGCGCCGGGTCTGATCCGTAGGCTCAACCCTTGCTCGCCGTAACGCCGAGATCGCAGTTGTAGCGGCCGGTTTGGGCATATGTGCTTTCTGGTGTGCCGGATACCAAGATGAATTTCATTTGCCCAATACGCATCCCAGGCCAGATCGGCAGCGCGTTTAAGCGCCTGCTGTTCTTCAGTTCCATCGTCAACCGTGACCCATACCATCCTGGATCGCAAAATCCAGCCTCGGCATGGTCCCAACCATCGCGAGCGCGTGAACTTTTAAGGCAAAACACACCGGCTACGTAATCCGGCAGGTGGAAGATTTCCCTGGTTTCAGCAAGGAAGAATTCACCCGGCTTGATCCAGTACGGCTGTTCTTCGCTGTAGTTATGGATGCCGGTGATCTCCAGCTCACGGGTGCCGGTCACCTCAATCATGATGCGATCACCAAGCGTTACGTCCAGTGATGCTGGGTTCAGGTGCGCCTCAACATAAGGCGTGACCATTTGCCGCATTTGGCAGAGGCGGCGGATCTCGTGGTCAGGAATCAGCACTGATAAAAATTAAGCGCACCGCAGCCTAAGCGATGATGCACCATCCTGAGCTGGGTCCATCAACCATCCAGCGTGGCTCAAACGTCTTGTAGGCATAGTGCTGCTTGGCACCAAAGGTGCTGCCGTACTCGCCGGTTGCAACGTTCATGGCGCCCCATGGATCGTGAACGATGTAGCCAGTAGCGTCGTAGCCAATGATGCACAGCCAGTGGCCGCCACCTGATGGTGCATTAGCCGTGCCATGGTGCAGGAAACCAACAGGTACCGGCTTGCCTGCGTCAATCTGCTGCTGCACTAAGGCACGATTGCCGTTGGTCTTGAACCGTGCATCAAGCCCGTAGTGGTGCAACGCCTTGACCTGCACCGTTGAGTTGGTCGTGTCCCCGATGGTGAACACCGTTTTGATGTACTCGTCATCCGAGTGGATCACACCCGGTTTGAGCGTCATCAGCAGCATGGCACAGCTTGAACTGAAGCATGTCCGCCAAGCGTCGCGGTAGTTATCCCGCTGGCTTTGGTACGGCGTAGGCAGTGGGTTGGCTGATGCCTGCTTACCAACCTGACTCCAGGTCTTGAACCATGCCTGTTCGCGGCCAAGGATGTTGGGATTGGCTTTGTTAATCGCCTCCTCCAGTTCGGAAATGGCGGCCATCTGGTAAGACAAACCTTTGTAATACTTGCAAAGGTCAAGCAGCTTAATGCCAGTCATTTATCGTCCAGGGTGATTGGATGCGCATCTCACCGCCAAGGTCGCGGCTGTCGCCTGTTTGCAGCTCGTCATTAACCGGCTGCTCGGTGTAAATCGGCTTCGGCTTCTGGCGTTCGATCTCGCGGTCAATGACAGCCGCAGCTTCGGCTACAGCAACATCAATCTTGGCGGGCAGCGTGGTCTCAAACTTCTTACGTTCGATGTACCGCTGTGCCCGCTCAAAATCAGAGCGCGTATCAAACTGCCAGATCAACCCTTTTTTGGCTTCAGTGTCCGCAGGATCTGGAACACAAGCTGAACAATGCTGTTAGCTTTCCACTTGGGATTGAGACCAATGATCTCAGATGCGGCTGCAACAGCAATCCAAAAGATTGGATTAGCGAGGATAGCTTCCATGGTTGGAAAGGTGGTTTTGCCCAGCTTAGCGCCGGAGTTCCAGCTTGATAA